CCATAAATATAATTTATATTTGGTTAAATAGTATCATACGGAACTACTAAAATGTTTGAGTATTTTTATAACGAGATTCTAAGAAAAACGGTTATATCTTTTGGATCTCTGTTTAATGATATATCAATTAAACACGTTGATAACTCAAATCAAGTTATTGATGTAATAAAGGTTCCTTTGGCATATGGTCCAACTCAAAAATTTCTGGCAAGACTTGAACAATCTCCAGATTTAAATAAACCAATTCAAATCACATTACCAAGGATGTCATTTGAATTTACCGGTCTAACTTATGATGCATCAAGAAAGGTAACGACAACTCAAACATTTACATCCAAATCAGCAACTGATGGAACGGTAACCAAAAAAACTTATATGCCAGTTCCATACAATATGCAATTTGAACTTTCAATTATGTCAAAACTGAATGATGATGCGTTACAAATTGTAGAACAAATTTTACCCTATTTCCAACCATCTTACAACCTATCAGTAGAACTTGTAGATGATATTAACGAAAAAAGAGATATTCCTGTAGTTTTAGAAAATGTAACATTTCAAGATGATTATGAGGGAAATTTTACTACAAGAAGAGTTTTAATTTATACTTTAAGATTTACTGCGAAAACTTATTTGTTTGGACCAACACAGATTGCAACGAAAGATATTATCAAAAAGACCACTATCAGTTATATTACTGGGGATACAACTGCAACGCCAACTAGAGAAGTTGTGTATTCTGCGGAACCAAGGGCAATTAAAAATTATACAGGAACAGTTCTTACAAATCTTACAAAAGATATAACAACAGAAGATATTTTGATAGAAGTCAACAATGCTTCTTCAATTTCGATTGATACGTATTTGGATCTTGAAGGTGAAGAAGTTTACGTTAGACTTAAAAATGGAAATATTCTTACCGTTGATAGAGGAAGAGACAATACAACAATTACAACACATTTAGCAGGCGCTGAAATTAAATCAATAACTTCTACGGACAACACACTGATTCAAGATGGAGATGATTTTGGATTTAGTGGAAACACACTATGAAAATGACTAAAAAATTCGATAATTTAAATGAAACTTTTAATATTTCTGGGGAGATTGTTTCCGCAGAGGTTGAATCTCCAATTGAAAAGGTTGAAGCAATATCATCTACAGTAGAAGACATTAAAAAAGATTATGAATATACAAGAGGAAATCTTTATTCTTTGATCGAAAAAGGTCAAGAAGCAATCAATGGAATTTTAGAACTTGCTCAGGAAAGTGAAATGCCCAGAGCATATGAAGTTGCTGGACAATTGATTAAAAATGTTGCCGATGCCACTGATAAGTTAATGGACTTACAAAAGAAACTTAAAGATATTGAAGAAGAAAAAGTTTCTAAAGGACCAACAACAGTCAATAATGCTCTTTTTGTTGGATCAACTGCGGATTTGGCAAAGTTCTTAAAGCAACAAACAGAAAATGAAAACGTTTAAACAGTTTCAAGAAGATTGGACGAATAAATACAAGAAGAGTATTGATTGTTCTGCTCCGAAAGGATTTTCTCAACGTGCCCATTGTGCCGCAAGAAGAAAAAGAGCAAGAGGTGAAAAAACTAAGTCAAAACCAGTTGAATGAAATTTCAAAAATTTTCTCACAAAACACCACATCTAAAAGGGAAACAACATCAGTTAGATCCCAATTTAGATCTTAAACAATTAGTTCACCACTCAACAGTTCAGTATGTTGATCGTGATGCTGATGGTGATGTTGATGTTTTTGATAATCCCAAGAAAGGAATTCCTGATGAAAATGTTTCAAGTGCTTCAAAGGCACAAACATATTCCAAAAAACTAATTGCAAAACAAAAGGGTGAGATAAAGCATACTAAAGTTGGTATGGCTTATGAGGAAACTTCTTCGGGAGATGAGGGTCTTCACGACTGGTTTAATAAATCAAAATCAAGTGATGGTAAGAAAGGTTGGGTTCAACTTGGTGGGAAATGGGCAGGTAAACCTTGTGCCCGCCAACCTGGACAAACATCTACTCCAAAGTGCGGAAGTTCTAAAATGAAAAGAACTCTTTCTAAAGATGAAGAAGAAAAAGCAAGAAGAAGAAAAAATATTCAAGACCCAAATCAACCACAAAAAACTGGCGCGGCAAAACCAACTAATGTAAAAACTGAGGAAATGAATCTACAAGAAGTCAAAGATAAAAAAGGTAAGAGCAGTGGCAAAAAAGACGCTTGCTACAATAAAGTAAAGTCTCGTTACAGTGTGTGGCCAAGCGCATATGCATCTGGAGCATTGGTCAAATGTCGTAAAGTTGGTGCAGCAAATTGGGGAACCAAATCTGAAGAAACAATGCGCGAAGAAGAAAGATATTGTCCCCTATGTGCTAAAAGAGAAACTAGATCCGAGTGTTCATATGGAGAAAAAGCTTGGGATAAAGTTTCTGTTAGAGATCACGAATATTCTATGGCTCGTTCAGAATTAAGCACTATTTTAGATGCTGTTAGAAGACTGCAATCAAAAATAGAGAATGGTGAAGGATCGCTAGAGGCGTGGGTTCAGTCAAAAATCACTAAAGCAGCAGATTACATTGATACTGCAGCAGACTATGTTGCAAGTGGAGAAATGGAGGAAGCGTGTTGGGTTGGGTATAAACAAGTTGGAATGAAAAAGAAAGGTAAAAAAATAGTTCCAAACTGTGTTCCAGAGGAAACAATTGAAGATTTAAATGGAAACACCTTTGCAGAAGTGATTGATCTCATTAAACCAGAATCAATCAAAGGATTTAAGTCTCAAGTAGAAGAAGCAGTAAGACTTCAAGCACAAACAGGTAATATCATCGCTATCACTCTTCTCTGGAGAGGAAAATATTATGCGATTCGTATGTTCTTCCCACAAACAAAACTTCCATCTCGCCAAGAAGTAACTGACGAGATTCAAAAAGTTTATCCCGGTGGTAGGGTGGTCCATCATTCAATATCGGATTTTACTCCAGGTCAACCATTAATTCAAGCAATTGGACCTCAAGGTGGTTCTGTAGCGTCTCCTGGTCCATCGAAAAGATATGTGAAACCAATGGGTGAAGAAGTTGAAGTTGACGAAGATTGGCAAAAAGTTAATCGTAAAGACAAAACTGATGGTTTAAGTCAGGCAGCCGTTAATGCTTATCGTAGAGAAAATCCAGGTTCAAAACTACAGACTGCTGTTACCGAAAAAAATCCATCCGGCAAAAGAGCAAAACGTCGTGCTTCATTTTGTCGCAGAATGAAAGGTATGAAATCAAAACTAACTTCAGCAAAAACTTCAAGAGATCCAGATAGCAACATTAACAAAGCACTACGTCGTTGGAATTGTAACTAATATTGGGTTTTTATTATGAGTGATGTTTATCTTGGCAACCCGCTATTAAAAAAAGCAAATACTCCTATTGAATTTACTCAAGAACAGATTCTTGAGTTTATGAGATGTAAAGATGATCCCGTTTATTTTGCAAATAACTATGTAAAAATTGTAACTCTTGATCATGGATTGCAGACATTTAAACCATACCATTTCCAAGAAAAGTTAATTAATAATTTCCATAAAAACAGATTTAATATCTGCAAAATGCCACGTCAGACCGGTAAGTCTACGACCGTGGTATCATTCTTATTACACTATGCAGTGTTCAATGATAATGTAAATATTGGCATTCTTGCAAACAAGGCAGCAACCGCAAGAGAACTTTTGGATAGATTGCAAACTGCATATGAAAATCTACCAAAATGGATGCAACAAGGTATTATATCATGGAATAAAGGTTCTTTAGAATTGGAAAATGGATCAAAGATTTTGGCTGCTTCTACATCTGCAAGTGCTGTCCGAGGCATGTCGTTCAATATCCTCTTCTTGGACGAATTCGCTTTCGTTCCAAACCATATCGCAGATTCCTTCTTTGCATCTGTTTATCCTACTATTACTTCTGGTAAACAAACGAAAGTAATTATAGTTTCTACCCCACATGGTATGAATCACTTCTACCGAATGTGGCACGATGCTGAAAAAGGTAAAAACGAATATGTTTTTACTGATGTGCATTGGAGCGAGGTTCCTGGTAGAGATGAGGAATGGAAGAAACAAACCATTGCAAATACATCGGAGCAACAATTTAAAGTTGAGTTTGAATGTGAATTTTTAGGTTCTGTTGATACACTCATTGCACCAAGTAAACTCAGAGCCCTAGTATACGACCATCCTAAGACCCGTAGCGGGGGTTTAGATCTATATGTAGACCCAGAAGAACAACACGATTATCTTATCACTGTAGACGTTGCTAGGGGTGTAGGAAACGACTATTCTGCATTTACAGTTGTTGATATTACACAGTTTCCTCATAGAGTTGTTGCAAAGTATAGGAATAATGAAATTAAACCAATGTTATTCCCAAGTGTTATTCATGATGTAGCAAAGAGTTATAATGATGCTTATATTCTATGTGAAGTTAACGATGTTGGAGATCAAGTGGCATCAATCCTTCAATATGATCTCGAATACAATAATCTTCTTATGTGTTCTATGAGAGGGAGAGCGGGTCAAATTGTTGGTCAAGGATTTTCTGGGAAGAAGACTCAACTTGGAGTGAAAATGTCCAAGACTGTTAAAAAGGTTGGATGTTTAAATCTCAAAACAATGATTGAAGAGAATAAACTATATCTCAACGACTATGAAATTATTTCAGAATTAACTACTTTTATTCAAAAACATAATTCTTTTGAAGCAGAGGAGGGTTGCAATGATGATCTTGCTATGTGTCTCGTAATTTATGCTTGGTTAGTTGCTCAAGATTACTTTAAAGAACTTACAGATCAGGATGTTAGAAAAAGATTATATGAGGAACAAAAAAATCAAATTGAACAAGATATGTCTCCATTCGGGTTTATTTCAGATGGTCTTGATGATTCAAGTTTTGTTGATGTTGATGGAGATAGATGGTTTGTTGATGAATATGGAGATAGATCATATATGTGGGAGTATCTATCCTAATGGAACTTGATAAACAAATAAGATTGGGTCATTTGCTTTTGGTAGATAGACAGTGTAGGGTTTGTGGGGAAATGAAAAACTTAATAGATGGATTTTATCAAACTCGTAAAGACAGAGGTCCAGTTTCTTCCTCATATTCATATGAATGCAAAGATTGTACTATAAAACGTATAACTGTCGGTAGAATGAAAAGTAATATTTTTGGTAAATGGGAGTATCCTGACTGGTAAATTGTTCACGTCACATTTCCCCCGTGAAAAGTGATTTTTTAATAAATATTTTTTAGATAAACTGAGATTTAACGGAGAAAAACATGGCGACTCCTCAATTATCTCCTGGTGTACTAGTCAGAGAGGTTGATTTAACTGTAGGGAGAGCTGATAATGTTTTAGATAACATTGGTGCAATTGCGGGACCCTTTCCAATTGGACCAGTTGATTACCCAATTGACATCACTACAGAACAAGATCTTATCAATGTTTTTGGAAAGCCCATCTCAACAGATGCTCAATACGAGTACTGGATGAGTGCATCATCATATCTTTCATATGGCGGTGTTTTAAAAGTTGTAAGAACTAGCGGATCAACTTTAAATAACGCTAATGCTGGAGTTGGGATCGCTTCAACCACCAGTTTGAAAATTGATAACTACGATGATTATACCAATAATCACTCAGATGGTACAAACTATACATATGGAGCAAAAAACCCAGGTTCTTGGGGAAATGGTCTTAAGGTTTGTTTTATCGATGATTTAGCAGATCAAACTTTAGGTATTACCACAACCAGTCTCGTTGCTCTCGGCGCAACTGTTGGTTACGGAGTCACCGTTGCTCTTACCAATCAAGTAATTGCAGGATCTGGAAGCACTTCTCTGTTTACTGGATACCTTAAAGGCATTATTACTGGCGTAACAACAGATTCAACAAACGGAAATAGCACAATTGATGTAAAGGTTGTTTCAAGAGTTTCTAGTGCGGGAACTGAAACAAAAATTGATTACGCAGAGGGTTCTACTATTGCTGCATTTGCTGCATCAAATACAATTAGATTCATTAATAATTCAGGAAGTCAATCTGGATTGGCAACTGTTGCGTCTGTTTCGGATTGGTATGGTAATCAAACTCTTGGATTAACAAATTCAACAGTTTATTGGAAATCGATTGCACCAAAACCAACTTCTAACAGATATTCTCTGGACAGAAATGGTAAGAATGATGGGATTCATATTGCAGTTGTTGATGATCTTGGAACTATAACAGGAAATCAAGGTACAATTATTGAAAAGCACCTTGGTCTTTCAAAAGCATTTGATTCTATTTCTGCTGTCAATTCTCCTCAGAAGATCTGGTATAAGCAATATTTGGCAGATTTTTCTGGTCAAATTTATGCTGGAAATAATCCTTCGAGTGCAGCAGACGCTTATTGGGGAACAACACCAAGAGCAACTGGATTCTCTACATCTTTTACTTCATTTACAACAGCACAAGGTCTATGGGGTCAAAATGCCCAAGACATTACCTTTAGTGCAATCGGCAATAAAACTTATACTCTAGGTGGTGGTGTTGATTATTCTGTTGCTGGTGGAATGAAGGCAACTTTAGGAGACTTGATCACTTCATATGGATTATTCTCCAATAAAGATGAAGTACAAGTAGACTACTTGATTATGGGTCCTGGTCTTGATTCAGAATCAGATTCTCAAGCAAAAGCAAATTATCTAATTTCTGTAGCAGGAAATAGACAAGATTGTATGGCTTGCGTTGGTCCTCACAGAGCAAATCTGATTGGGATTACAAACACCACAACTCAAACCAATAATCTAATCAAGTACTTCAGCCCACTTTCATCTTCTTCTTATGCAGTATTTGATAGTGGATATAAGTACACCTATGATAGATTTAACAATAAGTTTGTTTACATTCCTTGTAATGCTGACGTTGCAGGTCTAATGACAAGAACAAACATTGTTGCTTATCCTTGGTTCTCACCAGCAGGACAGCAACGTGGAATTCTCAATAATGCAATTAAACTTGCATACAATCCAAATAAAGCGCAGAGAGATCAACTCTATCCTCTGAGAATCAATTCAATTGTAACTCAGCAAGGAGTTGGAACTCTACTCTTTGGGGACAAAACTGCTCTTACTTATGCATCAGCATTTGATAGAATCAATGTTCGTCGCTTGTTCCTTACAATTGAACAAGCACTTGAAAGAGCTGCTCAGGCACAACTCTTCGAATTAAATGATGAACTTACGAGAGCAAACTTTAAGAACATTGTTGAACCTTACCTCCGCGATGTTCAGGCAAAGAGAGGACTTTATGGATTCCTAGTCGTTTGTGACACATCAAACAATACTCCTGATGTGATTGATAATAATGAGTTCAGAGCAGACATTTACCTGAAGCCTGCTAAGTCCATCAATTATGTAACTCTTACCTTCGTTGCTACACGCACTGGCGTAGCATTTGAAGAGGTAGCGGGTACGGTTTGATTTAGTTAAAAAAACAACAAGGAGGACCTAAAAATGGCACACAGTATTCAGGATTTCAAAACAGCACTCAAGGGCGGCGGAGCTCGCCCCAATCTATTTGAAGTTGTTTTAACCGACTTCCCTGGCGGTGCAGAGTTTGATGCCAATGAATTTTCTGTATTATGTAAGGCAGCAAACTTACCAGCATCTAACATTGCTTCTATTGATGTTCCTTTCAGAGGAAGAATCTTCAAGGTAGCAGGTGATCGTACATTTGATACTTGGGCAATCACCGTCATTAACGATGAAGACTTTAAGATCAGAACTGCAATGGAAGCTTGGATGCAGTATGTTGGACAATATGCAGACGGAAGCGGTGCAACTGATCCCAATGATTATATGAGAGATGTTCTCGTTAAGCAATTAAAGAGACTTCCAAGTGTTGTTGGTGG